TAATCAATCGAAAAATGTCCACTTTAGTCTGGACCAGACCTCACTTAATAAGTAGTAAAACCCAATGACAATGGGGTTGCAAGAAAAACAACGGCAGGACACTAGGCGAAGCGGCCCAGCCGAAGATCATCCGCATATGCTGCATACAATTGCGGAGTTGGGACGGTGGCAGTCGCATTTGCTCCCGTTGCTACCACCTCAATTTGCTACAAACCAGCAGTAATGTCGGGAAACTCCTAACCTGCAACAAACCGCTCCGCAAACTAGTAGGGCACGTGGAACTCAATGGCATTCGAAGATCCATTTACAAATTGCCAGGGCGCGTTCTAGGAGCCGTCCTATGGATAGCCCCCAATATTATAAAACATGCTTGCCGAAACCATCGCACTAATCGAGCCACTTGAGGGAAAGACAACAAGAAAACGCATTCCCCCTGCTATCGTCGCAAATAGCGGGGAGTACCAACCAGGGAGCGTCACGGCTGGAGTCCAATCCGAATATGCTCCAACTGCAGATGAGATTGGAATGATTCCTCCATAAGGCACCCCGAGGAAGTGCGCCGCAGTATTTGTTGTAGCAGTTTTCCAGCAGAGCTTCCCTAATCGCTACATCAAACCTCTCACGGAACGGAAACCATTTCCTGGAAAGAGGACCTCATCAGCTGGATATTCCCCGGAAGATCCTCCTACTGAAAACTCCTCCTCAACAACCTTCTCTTCATCTCCGAGACCTTGCAGAGCAACGGAAACGCGGAACATGTTTGTTGTAGGAGTAGTCAAGAAACGGTTAACCATCAAGTCCCTTGGAACCCTGAAATCCATGTTCTCACATCCACGGATCCAAACCGCAATATCAATGGCTGGAGAAGCTGTCTATCCTTGCAAAGGATTAACGACGTTAATGAAAAAGGTTCCATTCGCAGCTCCGCTTGGTAGAATTGGAACATTCATGTCGTAAATGTAATTTTGAAGGTACGGCTCCATGCGGGCAAATGGAATTCGCATGACCTTCCGCTGACCAACCTCAATGTCGAAGATAATATTCAGGGCAGCGGAAGTGGGATCACCGGCAGACCAAGAACTACCAAAAGGGACCCAAGCCAACTAAAGAGTCCCCCGATGAAAAGGAGTTCCAAAGGGCTCAATCATGATCTCCATGTCACCTCTCCACCACTGGAAAGGCATTCCAACATATCCGGCAGTTGAGAAAAACCGGACGTTGTTTGTAAGACCGGTGCCTGTAGCACCAGCCAACATCGCCAACCCAGGGGCCACGTCAAGATGAAGCAACCGTGTCCCAACGGCCGAAGAGCCAGACCATGAGAAAATCGTGTAACAAGTCCACCGACGAAAAATTGAAGACAATGCTGCTGGATCCTCTTCTGTTCCACACGCAAGAACAGGATTTTTATCAAGCCGGATCCCAGGAATCAGCTACTACTCTTCTGCCGGGACAGAATCGTCGCAAGCCACAGTGTTTGGAAGAGAGCGCAAATAGAATGGCTTAGAATCCGGCTAAATCGAAGCACGGGAAAATCCAAAAAAGGCTGCAATATTCCCAGCAGTCTCCACGACACTTGTCGCCATCGAGGCGTAGGACCCAATTATAGGGATTCCCTCCAACTTCTTTGTAACATCAGCAACTGTGTCCGCAACAGAAGAAAGCGCGCCACGTTTCTTACCCTTTCCAGCTTCATTCAAAGCAGACACCGCGTTCCCTAAATGTTTCCGCATTCCTCCTTGCATGACGGGAACCGTAAGCGTATATCCCGGTTTCATCCGGACATACACAGCAACATTTCCACCTGTCACAGCCGAGGGAATCGCTGCCGTTGCTGGAGACAACGAAACAAAGTTAATGATCCACTAGTCGGATACGCTGGTAGAGTAAGGATTCTCAAGGTAATCATAAGGCCACATCCAAGGAAGATCCACCTGCACATCATTCGCAGCTGAGTAATTAATTGTCGCGTGGATGTCGGTCTAGCGGCAATTCACAGGGTACACTGCACCATTGTTTGTAGGATTGATTGTCCCCATGACAACCGTCGAGCCATTTCCAATTCCGTTTGGGTCAGGAATCGCAGTGACTTCCATCGCTCCAGCAACGCCAGGGCCAATTGCTGTCTTAACGAGTACTTCAAGCTCGCCTCTCAAGAGTCCAAATTGCTGCACCTTCGCCTTCACCTAAGCGTCGGCAAGCCAGGCACTCCATGGTCGGCAGGTAGCAACAACCTCAGGAAGGGATGTAGAAACAGTTGTTGGAAGCGCGAAATTTTGAACAAGACGAAAGCGGGTAAGGAAATCATCAAGATCGGAAATCGGGACCTTCTAAAGGACCGAAGAAAGTGGTTCAACTGGAGTAGTAAGGAGCTCTCCTCCAGTTTCGATTTTGCCAACAGAGGTTGTGGCAGGAGCACCCTCAACGGCGCTCAATTCCCCCGAATTCGGAGGAGCAATGTTCGTAGAAACTGACATCATTGTTGCTGATGTTTTGTCACCTGATTGGAGCTGGACAGGTAAAACCCAGGCCGTAAAAGTTCGGTTCCTCATCTCCGATCGGCGCACGGAGTAATCAGGAGCATCAAAATTAGGGTTCGATGCCAACCCGGTGGCTTGGGCCACCTCCCGGCACCTCAAGAGGAGTTGATTGTAAAAGGCCTCGCCATGGAGCGCAGCCTCGCGTAGTGCATTGCTCATTCCAATAGCAGACTAGTCTGCCTCACTCAAAGTGGATTCCGCATGGGCCACAAGCATCTTCGCAATGGTCTTCTTCGAGATCGGACAGAGATACCTTCCAAGCTCTGAATCGTAGACAATCCCCCTCTTCAGAAAGCTTATCTCCGAGAGCTTTGAGAGAGTAACCTTCGCTTCCTTATTCCCATTCGTAAGCTTAAGCCCAAGCTCCTCATCGAGAATTTGAAACTAATCAAGGTGCGAAAAGACTACTCCACTCTTCGTGTTCTTCAAGGTATCATCACCGTATGACGTTAAGGCCCGCACTGTACGGTAGGGAAAATCAGCCGGGTCAAGAGTGAAGTGCTTGCCTTCTCGGAGAGCGAGACGAACCTCCAGACACCTCGGCAAAAGCTTACTGACTAATTCGGGACGATTTCGATAAAAGACATACCGATCAGAGATCGACATGCCAGCTCCATTACACTCAACCGTACCCCGTTGGCCTGAAGGGTTCCAAGGCGCTTCAAAGACATCCCCCTTAACCTCATAATGGGTATGCTTCAAACCCTGGACCAACGACTCAACCTCAACGTACTGACCTCCCAAAGCCGCTGCAACAAGGGCAAACGCCAAACCAACTGCATCCCAAAGCTCCGGTGCCCAACACTTGTCAAGCTTGACAACGTCTGCCTCCTCAAGCTTGTCAAGAGCCGGGTCTACGGAACTTAAAATTTCAACAAGGAAGTCTCCTCCATTCCCAGACATGTCAATTCCAACCATGCTCTCGAAGAAACGAGGATTTCGGCGCATGCACTCAAAAACAAGTCCCATCACTTCCGCAATTGTGCAATTCATCGCTGACGCTAGCATCGTGAAAACCCGGGCAGCCTTGCCCGGTTTCACCACCTCATCCTTGAGAACCGCTCTTGCAAAGGGAATTGGAATACCCCCAGAATTTAAGACCTACTTGATTGCATCAACTCGAGTTGCCATCTCGGGACTCATAGCGGCCTCCTCTCCAATTCGGGCATAGTGGTGGTACTTCTTCATGTTGTAAGGGGGACCGGTTGAAGTCTTTGCATTAATTGGATTAATGAAGTGAGCAGAATTCCCAACAATCACCTCCATCTCACTATAATGTCGATAATCAAACCGGTCGAGGTACTGTACTCCAGCAACGTAATCGCAGACCGCAACAAGCAAACAATCAAGATGAACTCTTCCTTTTCGGGAGTAAGCAAGCATGTTATCCTGATAGGGTGACCACCAAACATCTCCCTACATGTGTCCACGGAAAATTGGCGGTCTCCAATACCCTTCTTCCCCACACCATTCCTTTTCTAGGTCACGAAAGAATGACGCAACTGAAGTTGGGCGAACATTCGTCTTTGGAGTGGACCCAAAGGGACGCGGAGACAGCTCCCCAACGACATGGAGAAGGGCACCTTTACTCTTCGCCACACGCGCTTCCGATTTAAGAGGGAGAGGTCCAAAGAAAGGCACTTCATCTTTCGAAAAGAGGCTGCCAATATGGTGTGCAGATTGGAAGATCACGCCAGCCCTAGCCGTTGCGGCCTTCAACGCAACCTAAGTCACCATCTCTCCAACCGAACTCTTCGTTGCCATCATCTCAAACAAGCCATAATGCACTGCCCGCGCGTACCAATTCTTCCCAAGCCTTCCAATGTAAATCACACCGCAGTCGCCTGCCGCTGTGAGGTGGCTAGTTGAGAGAGAGCGTCCCTTGCTAGTACTCATCACCCACTAGCGATCTGGAATGACTAGCTTGTCTGGATACACGAGTTTGACTTCATCGAAAGTCGTGACACTAGTATCATCAACTGCTGGAAAAGCGTGCCCCGCTCCGTGAACGGCAGGGAGCCCATTGACTCGCACTACAATCAACTCCCGATCACTCACCAAAGCCGAGTTCACTTCGGTTGGAGCAAGCTCAACAACCACATTTCCATAACGCAGCTTCCCAACCTTCCCAACTGGAAGAACATGCTTCGTATAAAGAACCATTCCATTACTAATAAGCAAGCCGAGACAGCAATCTTCGCCATGCTCTATAATAACGTAATGGTTACGAATTGACGCAACAAGCTAGTCCTCCGTAAACGTGGGATTTGGAATTAAAGGAGGGAGTCCTGGGGAAAAGTCGGTAGCAGGCCGCTGCCACGCAGAGGGGACGCCAAGCCAAGACGCCGCCGGCTCACGTGATTGGAGCGTCGTTCCATAGCTTCCAATCAGCTTGATCACCAATGCCCCAGCAGCAATAAGTAACGCCGACCCAGCAATAAGCTTCCCAGCCAAAACTGCTAGCTCTCCACGCGCACGCTCCCGCAAATCGTCGATCAGCTCTTCAACCATGCGCCGCGGATGACACAAACGCCGGAAACAATTGGAAACCGAGGAATAATGGCGCACGAAAATTGGGTAGTCTTCAACTTCAGAATCGCTGCTCTCCTCCTCGAGCACTGCCATGCTTCCTTTCTTGCCCTGAAGTTCAACCTCAACGCCAGCGAACTCCTTCGCATGGTCAATCTCGGCTGCCGCTGCTTTATCACTTGGAGCTGCAACTTTCCCTCCGACACACCCACAGAGCAAATCAGTCGGGAGACCACAATTCGGACAACGATCAATCTCACCTCTCATCTTACGTCCAAGTAATTCCCTCTGCTCAGAAATGTGTTTACGAAACTCCTTCTTCATCAAAATGCAGAAAGCCGGAAAAGACATGACTTCTGGAACTGAGTAAGGGGCCGCGGAAAAAGGAGCCTGGGGGTCGTAATGGGTTGTATCATAACGCGAGACATGTAAGTCCCAAAGATCATGAGAACCTGCTGCCTTCGCCTTGTCCTTGTCAACGGCTCCGGATGGAGTTGAATACTGAGGCTTCACCGCAACTCGCGCTCGAATCGGAAAACGACGAAAGAAGGGTAGGGGGTCTAGGCATCGCCCTCGAAGCTGGGCATGTGGGTAATTGGTGCAATAAGAAACCAAAAGAGGCGCTGCCCGAATCTTCCCCTTCATCTCCAAGGCAGCACTCTCGACCGGCAGGGGAGTGTTATTGATTACGTCGATCACAACCTCCACGTGAGTTTGCACTCCAGCCGTTGGGGGAGCCACGCTCTAGTCCACATCATCAAGCTTCATGTGCCACTAGCGGTGTGTAAGTCCATCCTAGAAATTCACTCCCTTACGCCACTCATAAGTCCCTGCGCTAGTGGTGTCAAGATCGTTGTCCTCAGCAATTACCCGAGCAAGAGTGTCAGCCATGTTCGTCTTCCAAGTCCCAGCAGGACCATAGAGAAACACTCCAAGAGGGGCAATCCGCATCCCGCTCCCATGAACCTCGTTCTAAAGCTGATCTCGAAACCGCACAGCATTCTCCAAAGTGGTGCGTACCAAGGAAGATGATGCTTTGGCCTTCTCCAAGCCAACAGCAATCTCTCGACCTCGCGCAATTAAAGAATCCAAACTCTCCAGATACTGACGAGTGTGCATCGCGGAATTCCACCAGATAGGCAAACCCGACGCATGGGCAGCTGTGAATCGTTTCTTAATGTCCTCTGGTACCCCATCAGTAGTAGTAAGTAAGGGATAATAAAGAACAAAATTCCGAATTTCGGACTCCCAGGCCATTGGATCCCACGTTTCTCCCCACAAGGGTGACACTGACTTCTCTTTCACACACCTTTTTAAGCGCTCAATAAGGTCCGAAAAGTACCGCATAAGAGCTTGAGCAACTGACTTTGCGCTTTCAATGACAAGGCCCTTCTTCATCCCCGAGGCCATCTCCTAAAAACTCGGAATGAAGCTTTCCCAAAATTCAGAAAAGAAGGCACGAACCAGCATCACTGCCGAGCTCGTCAAAATTGCCTCCCAAATCGCAGCACCAAAGGAGCCAAGCCCCTAGAGCTTCAAACCTGGAGAAGCAATTTCAGACAGCTTCGCTCCAAAGCGGTTCCAAAGAGCATCAACCCCCGCAATGAACTAAATTGCCTAAAGCGCAGCCGCTCCCGCAGTAGGCGCGGTAAAAACTCCAAGCAACATCGTTGTTGTCTAAATTGCCAAACGCACTTTGGGTAAAGGAACACCTGCTGAAACCGCAACCTCAATCACATCAGGAAGAAAGGAAAAATCATGATGAACCTCAACTGAGAGTGGAGCAGCTGAAAGCGATCGAACCGCATCAGGAACATCAGTAGAAACCTACAAGGAGTGAGCACCTCCCTGGTGTCGGACGAAAGAAAGCGCAGAAAGAGCAGAACGGAGACGAGCTTCTTCAGCCGGAGAAAGCTCACCACGAAAATACCTCTGAGCAGCACGGTAAAAAGGCTTGTTTCGACGAAAAGCTTCTTCAACACTCGCCAATTCTTCTAAGTTGCGGACAACGAAACCCCCGACCGAGAGCTCACGTCGCCCGGCCTGTGGACGAACATTGACAACCAATCTGCCCTCTCCTCGCTGAAAATCTCTTCCTGGCTTACGATCCCACGCATAAACTGCAGCCTTCGAGAGCACATCCTCTAGTGCCTTCTTCGATCCCGCAAAGGAACCTCTGCTGATCGCTGCGGCAGCATCATTCATCGCAATCAAATCACCAGGATTGCTACTTTCCATGAGACGAGACTTCTCTCCTGCAAGCCATGCTTTTCCAGATTCTGGAGTAAAATCTAAAAGAGTTGGGCGCTTAACGCGTGGACCGGGCCGCATCTTAAGAGGAAGATGAACTGGAGCAGCTCTTCCGGACCCTGCATTCGCCTGCTAAAAGTATCCAGAACGCGAAGGAGCTCGCTTCGGACCAACCCGCGTGGATTCACCAATGTAACGTGAACGATGAGCCCTGTCTCTCCCAAATCGGACCGGGCGGGTGCCAGGGGAGCGTCCAGCCAAGGCACGTGCACGAACAACCATGTAGTCAGGATAGCGCAACTCAGTACGCGCATAGCGCGCGACTTCATCGAAGCTGCCATCTGCGATTGCCGTCACAAAAACTTCCATGAGATATTGTAAATCACCTCCAGGTTCCCCAAATGCGATTGGGGCAGCCACTTCCTCTTCACCAACTTCAACATTCAAAAACGCCTCTGGAAAATTAGGGACCTCCATGTCCATCATTTTTTCTTCGTCTAGCGCCTTAAGGGTCTCTTCCAACTAAATTCCTATGTCTTTGTAGAGTGACATTCGGAATTCATTACTAACATCGCTAGGAACCATGTAGCGCTCAGAAACCCAATGCCCAGCAACCGCCTTTGCTGACGCGACCTCCACATCATCAGACGAAAGAAGGAGATAGTTGATCTCCCTAATTCCTTGATCTTGCCAACCACGACGCAACGGATCGCCATCGGAAAGCTCATACGGCTCATAATCAGCACCCTCGGGAAGCTAACGCTTCGAGAGGTACTGCTAAATGACCGCATCCCACACCAAAACAGAACCTGAATCTCCAGGCTTCACCCGAATATGGCCGTCTGCGATATTCCTCTCCTCATCATTGCCAGACATTGCTGGCTGGTCTCGCAATTGCGAGTCCGAAACGTTCGAGAAAACTGACATCTTTTGAAGGAAAGAATCTGAACCGCACGAATCTCCCTCACCCAGTGAAGAGCAAGGGGAAAAAGTTAAAACGTAACGATCACCGTTACCATCCTCATACCCACCAGAAACAGTTCCCGGGGTATTAAATCGAAAAAGGTCGTGATCCTCACTCATTTAATCAATGGATAACCCGCACTGGCGGGTTTTGGGGGGGCTAAACGAATGCTCTTCTAAATCCTCCAATAAAGCCGAGAAAAGCTGCTCGCGCAATATTGTAGAATATAAAAGGAAAAAGAGGAAAGCACACCGTCACGGAAGTGTGCACCAAAAGAGGGTAAAACCAAGGATGAAGAATAATGGAATGAGGGTTGGCAGCTGCCAACTCACGCAAACCACGATCAACAGTAGTAAAAACTTCATCACGAAAGATAAAAGTGACAAACCCAAAAGCTGAGGAGTAGATTGGGATTGTAAATGCGTTCCAGATCGATGGAACAAGGAGCGAAAAGGCGAAGCTCCAAGAGTATGAGACCCAGATGATGTCTAAGAGGTAGAAGACATCACGTCTGGAGAAAACACCCTAATTGTAGTGCTGGACGATTCGAAACGCCCAAAGCACAATTGGAAGCGCAATTGCGCCCACCTAAACAAGGTCGAAAAGACTGAACATATTTAAGAAAATATGCAAATGCACGAAACTCTCAAACGAGGCACGGGTTAAACGTCTAAATTGATCTAAGACCATCAGAGGTCGGCTGGTACCGACAACTAATGAATCTCCCTGATACAAGGGGAAAAGACCGGATGGTTC